CCAGCCTTTGCGCTTCGCGGCATCAATCACTTGCTGGCGCGTGACGGGTCGCCCAGCCGTGACGCTGTCCTTGATGGTGGCCTCAATATCCGCCTCGGTGATGGTGCGCCCGGCGGCGGGCGCGGCGGGCGCGGCGGGCGCAGGGGCGTCCGTCGGCCGTTCCGCCGTGGTCCCCAGGTCTTGCGTCACATTGGCCGGGTCCAGGTGATAGCGGCGCGCCCGGTCGTCAAACACGGCTTTCGTGCGCTGGTAATCTTTCGTGGACTGCTCGTAGATCCGCCGCGCCCGGTCGATGTAATCCTTCCGGATCGTGCCTTTCTCCGCATCGCCTAACAGCTCGCCCGACAGCAGGCGGTTATACTGCGAGTAGATGCGTTCGGGAATACTCCCCGCGTTGGCCGCCGTGGCATATTCACCGGCGAGCACCGTGGAGCCAGGATCGAGCAGCTTCATAAAGCTATAGATGAGCGCGAGATCGCCTGCCGCACTCGGATCTTTCGCCGCCGTTTCGATACGCCCGTAAAAGTCGCTCTGCACCTGATACGGCTTGGTCTGCGCAATAAAATCATTGCGGAGCTTGTCTTCCTGTTCAAAGGTGCGCGCCGAGCCCTGCGTCGCGCGTTGCTGCTCGCGTTCCGCCCGCCGTTCCACGGTCTCTTCCCGGCGTGCCGTCACCTCCTGCCGACGAATCCCCAGCCCTTCCCGCTCGATCGCCGTGCGCTTCTGCGTCTCGGCCAGTTCGTACTCCCGCAGTCGCGTGGTGTTCCTCTGCTGCTCTGCTTGCAACGCCTCGGTATACTTCTGCCCCTGCGCCGCGAACCGTGTCACCACACTGCGATCATACGTCGGCGGGAGACCCCGGATCTGGTCGGGACCCAGCACCTGCGCCGCCTGCTGGATGGCCGCCTGATAGGCCTGCTGCACATCGCCCCCCTGCGCCTCCACGGCGAGGACGCCATTGGCCAGGCCACTGACGTACTCGGTCTGCTTCTGCAACGTCTCCAGCTCGGTTTTGCGCGCTTCCAGGGCACTCTTGCCCGTCTCCGCCTGGCTCTTCTTGTACGCGGTTTCCACCTTGAGAAGCGACAGCGGATCGCGCGACGTCTGGTAGGCGCGACTCAGCGCGCCGGGCAGATTGGGCGTCTGCTGGCCGGTCTGGGGATCCGTGCGCATGGTGCCCCGCACGGCTGCCCCCAGGTTCTGGCGTTCAAAGTCCTCGCGCTCGGCCTCAGCCAGTTTCATCTGGCCAAGCTGCGTCTGCTGGTACGCCTGGGCCAACCCCATGCCACGCCCAACGACCTGCGCCGGATCGAGCGGCGGCACGTAGCCAGGGCCAGCACTCAAGATTGCTCGGGTATCAAGAGGCATGAGAAGCTCGCTTTACAATCAATAATCCCACTGACCATACGGCACGCCGCCATAGGGCTGCCCATACCCCGCTTGCGCCGGCGACGCCGGCGGCCGCTGCATGTAGGCCATCCCCAGACTGCCAAGCCCACTGGCCGCAGACTGCGCAACATTCCCCCAGATTTGCCCCTGGTTCAGCTGGTTGGCGGCCAGCGCATTGCCCCGTTGTAGCGCCAGTTCCCCAGCGTTCTGGGCATAATTGGCCCCGAGCTGCCCCAGGTACTGACTGCTCTGCTGCCCCAAGCCGGCGAGGGACGAGAGGCGGTTATACTGCGCCTGGTTGAGTCCTTGCCCCAGCTGCCAGCTACTCAGCGCTCGGTTGTAGCGATCCTGATTCTGCGTCAGCGCCCGGCCATAGCCCAGTTGATTTTCGCTGAGCGCCCGCCCATACGCCTGTTGGTATTCCTGGGACCCCATCTGCTGCCCGAGGTCCACGAGCCCCCGCAGGGTCCCGCCGGACAGCAGCCCGCCCCGCTGGGCGGCACTCCCCTCTAAGGCTTGCTGGCCCATGCGGAGCCGGAACGCAAAACCGGGGTCTTGCTGCAACGTTTCGGCCGTGGGCGGCGTAAACTTGAAGCGCCGCGGGTCCAGGCCGGGAGGGGCACGAAAGGGCGCCCCAGGCCCCTGGCGAATCATCCGCTGCAAGCCGCCCAGCGCCTGCACCCCGGCCTGACGCCACGGCGCAATGTCCTGGCGCTGCTGCTGCCACATCTCGCGTTGCAACTGGGTCGCGGCATCGGCGCTCTCGGCCTGCGTCTGGGACGCCTCTTTGGAGGCCTTGGACTGTTGCGAGGCGCTATAGACGCCCGTCCCAATCGTGGCCGCAGCGGCAATGCCTGCAGCAGCGATCACGCCAGGCACGAGCAGCACATACGGCAGCATCCAGGCCAGCTCGGGGAACAGGACCGACAGCATCGCCTAGTCTCCTTTCAGCACCTTGGCAAACGTCCGTTCAATCTCGGTATAGCCCAGCCGGGTATAGAGCGCGCTCAGATCATAATGGAGCTTGGTCCCCAGCAACATCTTCACCGGCCCCTGACACCGCTGCTGCACCGTCCGTTCGAGCGCTTGCAGCAATCGGTAGCCGGCCAGCCCTTTGCGCCAGGTCGGATGCAACCAGAGCACGTCCATATGGAAGTGCGGGGTGGTGGCGTAGTGCAAATGCGGTTTGAGGATGCCAACCACATAGCCCACCAGGGCTCCGTCTGCCCGCGCAGTGACCACGTGTAACAGCCCGGCCTGGTCGAGGGCGGTATACGCCGCGTCGTCCGGCACCAGGGGAATCACGTCCTGATCGAGGGCAATTTCCTGCCAGTGCTGGTGCCACAGCGGTTCGGCTTCTGTGCAGAAGTCGCCCCAGGCCTCCACATGGTAGGTCAACATGGCTCCTCCCGGTCGGGCTCGTTGGCCGTGTGAATGTCACAGATCACGTGAATCCGGTCTTGCTGGCCTTCGCCAAACCATTCCACGCTGTGCTCCAGAGCATTGTTAAACCACCAGGCTTCTCCAGCCGCCATGTGGACGACCTCATCCATACAGGTAAAGACCGCCGCCGCGTCGGTCTGGAGCGTCACATGGTAGCGCCCCCAAAAGCGGAAGCGGCAATACTGCAAGGGATGCGCCCCCACATCGCTATGGCGGGGAATCACCGCGCCCGGTGCGAGTCGCGTCACCATGACCCTCCCGAGCTGTTCACAGCCGACCTGGGCGCACAGCGCCATGACCATGGCCCTGACCTCGGGGAGCTTCCACGCCGCCTCGTACCAGATGCACTGCCGCTCGGGGAGACTCCCATCGAGGGCTTCCATGCGCAGGATAATGTCGTCGGCTTGACTGTGAGGAGATTCGGGTGTGGCAGTTCTTAACGTTAAAGTATTCCAAAGCTCTGGTTGTCTATAGAGGGATAAGAGAGCTGGTTGAACGTTTATCCCTTCTGCCAGTTTATAAAAGTAGCGCACCCAGCATCTCCTTGACCTCGCCCTCGCAGGCGTCAGGAATCATGTACACGCTCGCCGTCTGATACCCCGGATGCCGCGCCAGGAGCTGCGCCTGCACCTGCACGCAGACGTGAAACAGCCGCTGCTCGCGTTCGGCCTGGCTCCACTGCACGAGCGGCTTGACGAGCGTCCAGATGAGCATGGCTTACGCTGCCAGCGCGGTTCTGACCGCGTTGATGGCCGTTTGCAGCCCCGTATCATTCGTCTCGATCACGCCTTCCCACGCACTGGTGAGATTATCCCGGAGCGCGTCGGCAGTGGCTGGGGCATCGGTCAACGTGGGCAGCCCCGCCACAGTGACTGCTGCCGGTAAGCCAGACACAACCGCGACGCGCCAGGCTTCCAGCGCGCTCAGCCGCGTCTCCTGATCCGCCACCGTCGCTTCCAGCGTCTCCACCTGGGTTTCCAGCGTGTCGACCCGTCCGGTCAGCACCTCTAACGCCTGCGACAGCGTGAGCACCGCCTCTTGCAAGGCGGTCACTTCGGCTTCAAGCGCGGCCAGATTCGCACTGGTGGTGCCTAAATCGTCTTCCACCTGGCTAATGTGCCCGGCATTGGCCAGCGTCGCCCCCGATAACTCCGTATTGGTCGCGGACAATTCTGCCCCTTGCCGAATATAGGATTCAATAAACCAGCCAGTCGCCTCCCTGGTCAAATACCCACGGGAGTCAACGAAGGCCGTCTGCGTGACTATCGGAGAGAGCCTTGTGGGCATATTTCCCTCGCCAACATCACCATATTATTGTACAATTTCAATAGGTTACGTTATAGTTCACGCGGGTCGCAGGGTGTTGCAACACCCGGCAGGGTTCATCGCCTGCCAGCGACCCACCCCACGATGCTCTGTGATGAAAGAGAATCGATGCCACTCAAAGACCCCGAAGCACGCAAAGCCTATGATCGCGCTCGTTCCGCAGCGAACGCGGCGAAAAAACGCCAACAAGCGAGAGAATCTTATTACAGACATCAAGCGAGAAACCGTGCGCAAGCCCGCGCCTATCATGTCGCCCATCGTGAAGAACTGAACGCCAAAAGACGTGCGAAACGCCTGGCCAACCCAGAATATTATCGTGCGCAAAAACGCGCCAGCAGGGAAAAACATCGCGAGAAAAATAATGCCAACAACCGGGCCAAGTATCGGGAAAACCCGGAGATGAAGATTGAAGAGGTGAAGGCCAGACGTGCCAGAAAATACGGTGCGAAGTTGAGTGATTTTAGTATGGCACAATGGCGCGAAATTAAGTCGATGTATAACTATCTGTGTGTCTATTGTGGTAAGAAACCTAAGAAATTGACGATGGACCATATCATCCCTATCAGCCGTGGCGGTTCGCATACTGCCTCGAATATTGTTCCGGCCTGTATGTCCTGCAATGCGAGCAAGAAATCTGGGCCACCTCCTAAGCCTGTTCAACCGTTGTTACTCACCATTGCCCTCAAAAAGCGGTCACGCAAAAAGCCTCTTACGTGATACTTGCACCCAGGAAAGTCAGCGGGCAGGGGTCGCTGAAGGACACTTCCGCCGTCCATTGCCTGGCCCGCCCTAAACGCCTCCACTCGACGGTTCGCCCGTACTGCCCCTGTGGCCTGGCTGACGCCCAGCGCGCATTGTCGAACGTGTAGCCGCCATCGCGGGACAGTCGGAGCATGACTTGCGGGTCAGCTCCTGGCACAAGCCCGTGATCGAGTCCGACGCCAGTCTCCATATGGATGCGAAGCCTGGAAATTTGCACCCAGTCTTGTTCCTGGCGCAACGTTGGAGTGACGCGCTGGCGTACAAGGGGTCTGTCATCATCGGTGTAACAGTCCGTGGCCAGTTCGTAAATCGCACCCGTTTCCCAACTCCCCAGCAGATGCTGCCCGAAGGCAAAGGTGTGCACATACGGCCGCCACGGGTAAAACGTCGGATCATGGCTCGTGACCATCTGCAGACTGTTCGCCCACAGTGTCCCTCGGGCACTCCACTGCTGGGTGGTGAGGTCATACCACCACGACGTCTCCAGATCGGGCACGTACAGGCCATAGAAGCTATGCCCTTCGTACGTATAGGTCATCCCCACCGCCTCGCGCAGCCGCTTCGACTGCGCCAGCGCCCACTCGACGGGTGGCGTCGAGATGCGTTGCGGTTGATAGCCCTGCGCCTGCACCACATGGCCCTGCCCCCTGGGACTGCTGGTCACCCAGAACAGCGTGTTGTTGAGACTCGCCATACAGTGTGGCCCCACACTGCCGACTTCCAGCAGCGCCCCTGGCAAGCGCTGAAACGGCGTAAACGGATCGCCGGTCGAGTACAGCACTTCCGTGGTCTGCGTGCCAAACAGCCACAACTCGCGGTGATCGACCCGTACACCCACGAGCGGATCGGCCCGGGCTTCGGCGGTGGCAAAGGCCAGGGCGTCGATACTGGGGCTGTACAACTCACTCCACTGGTACTGCCCGGTGCCTGGCACGTCCCACACGAAGCGGCCATCAAGAAAGCCAATCGTCACCGCGCCGCGAAAGTCCGGATCGGCATTGACCCCAAAGGCGTTATTCTCCAACGTCAGGCCGTAGCCGTGTGCGCCATCGACCAGGGCCAGCATCAGGCCATTATCGGTCAGATGCACCACGCCCTGACTGCTCTGAAGCGTGCCACGGGGGACGGGCTGGCTCCCAGCGTACAGCTCATACAGCGTGTTCCCGGCCACCGTGAAACAGCGCCCATTGGTGGCCGTATACAGCGCCCGCACGGGCCAGCGCGGGCAGGTAAAGGCGCGACGTAACCCCGGAATGCCGTAGAGCGCGAGCAGCGGCTTGCTCACCCCGGACTGCACCACCTCGGGAAACAGATTGACACAGCGATCACTGCTGACGTCGCGGCTCCTGCTTGCATAGCTCGGCCCACAAAACCCTTGCCATTCTATAGCCAGGCCCTCCTCTCGGCTGGCCACGCCGAAAGCGCCGCATCACAGGCGAGCACCGGGGACGGCGCGTTGACGCGTTTCACATTGGCCTTGCTCTCGGCATACATCGCCGCAAGCGTCGGACTGACCTCTTTGCCGTACATGGGACAGAGCTCGATCGCCAGGCCCGTGACCAGCAGTCGCTCATAGCCCTCAGGCAGACTGACCACGGTGTCAATCGACGCCAACCGCTGCAGGGGCACCACCGGAAACAGCCCCAGCGTCGCGGGCACCTCCGGGACGCCCCAGACGTGCAACACGCCCAGCGGGTAGGCCGGTTCATAATACACCAGACAGGGCATGGTGCTCGTCTGCGCCTTGTCCATGATGCCCTGTTCATAGGCCGTCTGGCTGATGACCTCCACCGGCCAGTCGGCGTCGTCCCTGCAAAGCACGGCGCCCTCCAGGCTGAGCGGACGCGGCGCGGGAATGGCCCCGCCCGTGCCCCACGTATAGGTCGCCTGTCCCGGCACCAGGGGCACATCCAGGCGTGGCGTGTGATAGAGCGTCAGGCGTTCACCCGCCCAGGAGGCGATCAGCGCGTTGAGGACGTCCAGGCCGTCCTGGGCGTCGTCCGCCGCCATGGGTTCGGTGGACGAGAGCACGCCCAGCAGAAGCAAACTGCGGCGAATGAGGGCGCGGACGGTCGGCATCGCTTACTCCTTCGTCCGCCGTGCCCCAGCTTTCGGCTCAGGCGGCTGCGCCAGGGCGGCTTTTTCCTCGTCACTATAGGGAGACAGGCGCCAGAGCAGGTCGTCATCCACCAGCGCCTGGGCCTCCTCCGCGTTCTGCGTCAACACGATCGGCTTCGTGGGATGGTGCATCCACCAGGGATACTCGGTCGGAATCGTCTTGTCCTGGGCCATAGCCACCCCTTCGCGGCGGCTGGAGGGCCA